TCTTTCATTTAAGAGGTGCGGTCTACCCAATCTTCTGCGACGTTCACCAGACCCATTTTGATTACACGTACCCCGATCCCGTCATCTGTGTCCTCGATCCTCACGACCGTCAGCCCCATCACCTAATCTGGGCCGTCATCGACCGGACTGACGACATCCATATTCACTCAGAGATGTCTATTCATTGTACGGTTTCGGAGCTTGCCGCCCGCATCAGAAAATTGGAAAAATCTCAGGGGTATAATATGAGAAGGAGGATCATCGATCCGAACTTTGGACGAAAGCCTCTGATTACCACCGGACGAAATATGATCGAAGAACTCTGTCGAGAGGGCTGTTCAGGATGGATAGAAGCCGATGACGCAAAAGACGAAGGGCATCTCAAAGTTAAAGAATACCTACACTTTAAGCGAAATCAACCTATTAGTGAAATTAATAAACCTAAACTCTTCTTTCACAAGGAACGGGTCCCTAAAACCATACACTCTATTAGAAACTACCAATACGAAGAATGGGTGGGAAAGATTGCCGGAGAGAGAGATCCTAAAGAGAAGCCTAAGGATAAAGAGACTCACGGGGCGGATGTGATTAGGTATCTGTGCATGACAAACCCACGTTATGAATTCCTAAAGAATCGGTATGATTATGAACTTGAAGCATCTGCTTACTAAACTAAACCCCTTTAAGAAACCCGAAGTAATAGAAGAGCCTGAAGCCCCAATTGAAAAGACTGAAGAACCCGTACGTAAGCAACATCACCCTAAGAATAATCCTCTGACTGAAGGTAACTCATGGAAGCTCTCGGAACCCGAAAAGCAGATGATCGTATCGTGGTTCGCTACAGGCCTGTCACTTAGTGAGTGCGCCCAGAGAGCCAAGGACGAACTAAATGTCGAAATCAGTCCCATGCAGATTAGTAAGTACACAAGAGGCGAGAAGTGGCAAGCTCTCATTAAGTCCGTAAGGAAAGCCACCATGGATGACTTGGCCGAAGTCGCAGGGTCGCATAAGAAGGTCCGCCTTTCAAGACATGAACGTGTCTACGACAAAGCGATAAAAAAAAACGACTTAAAAAACGCCATGCTCGCAACAGAAAACCAGCGTAAAGAAATGGAAGAGCAGAGTATTAATCTAACTTTAAATCAGTTTAACATCCTCTCAGACGAGGAGCTTAAGCTTAAACACCAGGAAGTCCTGGAGCGTATTAAGAACATCTCAAACAAAGGAGCCATCGATGTCAAGCCTACCAATTAGAGAACAGCAGCTCGGCCTGAAAGCTTCCAAACGGCCAACTGCAGATGATAACAAAGGTTTCAAAGGATATGGAAGTGGCAAGCCAGCTCCTGTTTACAAGAAGTCCGACTGGCAGGGAACTGTAAAAGGTAAAACAACTCACACATATAAGGCGGGAAAATAAATGGCTAAATCATCTAAAGCAGGTTGGGGTGCAGCGCGTCCTGGTAAAGTCCACAACGAAGGGCAAGACAACTACGGTTCATACAAACAATCCAACGTCAAATCATCCAAAGACCTAAACGGTCTTTATGAAAAGTACCAGGGGAATCGTCAGGGTACAAAGGGGAAATAGTGGGAATAGCTGTCAAAGAAGAACTGCGCGGGGAAGGTTCTCCTTTACCCACTGAAGCACCACAAGAACAAGGCATGGAAGACTTAACCTCTATCCAGATCCCTGTGGATGAGGCTACTCAAGCTCTTCTAGTCGAGATCGTGCTAGACGACTACAACAAAGCCAAAGCCGACCGTATGAAACTAAACTACGGCACAACCTCTAAAGGCGAGGCCCTTCGATTCGACAAATGGCTGAAGGCTCTTAAAGACCTTTACAACGCAGAGCGTATTCCGAAGACAATTCCTTGGAGATTCTGCTCCAACCGCTCATTGCGTATTGCAACCTCTATCCTAGACATGATCCACTCCCGCTTATTCCCCGCAGTCTGGAATGAAGACTTAGCCCGCTGGCGTCCTGGCAAGGCCGTCGACTCCCCGAAAGCCCGCAGAATAGAACTCTTCATGAACTGGTGGATTCGTGTCTGGGCCCCTATGCGTTCCTTCTACGATAAATGGACAAAGCACACCGCAGGTATCGGAGACTCACTAACAGAGTCCTCATGGGAGATTGACGAGGTTGGACAAGGAAAGATTGCTCGTCGAGTCATTCCTAAGGACTGTGTCTTTACGATGACCGGAGCCCGTGATGTACAAAAAGATCCTGTGCTTATAAACGAAAAACTCCTCTACCGCCAACTCGAAGAATCCGAGAAGAACGGAGCAGCGATCAACGTAAGCGGAAAGCTTGCCGAGATGTTGTACGTTCCTTCCAATCAATCTGACAAGGACGAATTCAAAGCAGTTAAACTCCGCAACCAAGAAGTCGAGGTCATCCGTTGGTATGGTCACTTCGACTACAACAACGATGGTGTTGCCGAGAACGTCCGTATCACTGTAGCCCCAGAACATCGCCTTTACCTGGGCGGTATCGACATGGTCAATGTAACCTACTCCGGTCGACGCCCACTTAATTTCACAAAGTACGACAACTACCTCTCTCGTATGGACGACCTAGACGGAGAGGGAATCTTAATGAAGTGCAAGGAGTTGGCCGAAGAAGTCGATGCTATCTTTAACCAGATGACCGACGCCCACACTCTCGCAGTGCTTCGTCCGTTCTTCTACGATCCTTCTGGAGACATCGACGCCCCCGCTCTGGTGTTGGGCCCGAACAAAGGTATTCCCGTTACAGACCCTCAGAAGAACGTCATGTTCCCGCAGATCGACATTCCAACAGAGCGTCTTATTAACGCCATCCGTCTCGTACTTGAATTCATTGAACGTCTTACTGCCGCTTCTGAATACATCATGGGTCGTGAGTCTGGTATGGCAGGAGGTTCCGGTACAGCAACTCGTACAAACGCCATTGTACAGTCTGCAGAAATACGTTTTACTCTGCCTTCAGAACGTCTACGCCAAGGTGCCGCTGACATCCTTACTACGGAACTCGACATCATCCAGTTGAACATCCCCGATGGTTTCGAGCAGCAGGTCTTAGGTGAAGGCGGAGATCCAATCTTCAAAGCTGGTGAGCTCTCCGATCAAGGTCTTTCAGGTAAGTTCACAGCCTATCTTCTCCCCGATCCTTCGATGGGAAGCAAGCAGACCGAACGTGAACTGATGTCGATGGTCTACTCCATCCTCATGCAGAACATCATCGTCGGAACAGACCCTGCAAAGATCTACCAAGTAACCTATGATTACTTGAAATCCTACGGACTTGAGGAACAGGCCAAACGCTATCTTGGTCCTGCGCCGTCGATCGACGACATAGACTCTCCAGAAGATGAAAACACTCTCATGATTCAAGGAGACTTTAAGCGCGTCAAGGCCAATATTGCCGAGAACCACATAGAACACATCATGAAGCACACGGAGATGATGCAGTCACCTTCTCTACAAGAGATCGCTAAGACTGCCCCAGCTCTCGTGCAACAGATCACGACTTACAACCAACAGCACATCCAAGAACACATGGGTCTCATGGCTCAAATGATGACCATGATGAAGAGTGCCAAAGGATTACCACAAGGAGGAGGAGATGGAAAACCTGGAGATTCCGCAGGACCAGAAAAGGGAACTCCGCAGAATTCTGGAGTCGGAGGAATGGAGACTAGTCAGGGACCGCTTGGAGCGGCTCTCAATCAAAAGCGAAAGGGCGAAAGCGGAAAATCTCCGAGCGCATAACTTTAACAAATCAACCTATCTGCAAGGTATCGTGGATGGGATTGAACTCACAATAGATACCGTAGAAAAGCTTGCCGAGACGAGCAAGCTCGTTGAAGAAAGCCCTATTTACTAGGAGAAAAAAATGGCCGATGGAATAAGAGTCGAGGTTCAGGAGACCATAGGAAGTAAGGTCGAAGAACCCCAGAAACCAGTAGTGAAGGAAGTAAAGACAGAAGAACCAAAGTACGTTCGCTTGGAAGATCTTGAGAAGATCAATCAGGCTATCAATAACACCCGTGAGTACAACAACCGTCAGTTAGCCGAACTAAAAGCCGCTATTGAGAGGATTGCTCCTAAAGAACCAGTATCTTCTACAGTAGACGAAGATGAGCTTGTCCAAAGGGACTGGAAAGCTGGAGTAGAGAAAGTAGCCGAGAGAGTCGTTGAGCGAGTAATTCACGCCAAGACTACGCAGACTCAAGAGCAATTAGAATCTCAGCGTATTAACCAGATCCTCGAAGAATCCAAGCGTAAGGTCATGGAGAAGCACAAGGAACTAGGCGACCCTAACTCTGAGAAGACTAAGGAATTCCTTCGTGTGCTCGAAGAAAATCCTGACTTTAAGACCAATCCCCGTGGGCCTATTCTAGCAGCCTACGAGATGGAAAATCGTCTAAAAGCTCATGATAAGATAGATTTAGGAGAAACAAAGGTGAAAGAAGTGCGTTCCAGGGCAGCGACAGTACCACAAGGCACACCAGCGAGTAATCGTTCTAGTTACTCTCTGAGTAAATCCGACCTTGATTTCTGTCGTTTAAACAACATCAACCCTGAGAATTACAAACGCTTTAAGGGACTCAAGGAGGCCCAAGCCTAATGGAAACCACTACACCTAAAGTTGAAAAGATTGAAACTTCTCAGCCATTTGTAATTAAGACTGAGATCGATGCTTATATTTCAGATCTAGTCAAAGGCGGACCTCAGACCATTGATGACGTTAAGGTTCATGACTACACCCCTGAACCCGATAGTCACCGTCTGACCCTACCTTCCGTCCTTACAAACAAGTACGGAAAGAAGTACGCATTTCGTTGGGTTAATAAAAAGAAAGAATGGATCGACCGAGCAATCATGGTGCGTCGTTGGGTTATCGTAAACCGCGCTCTATTCCGTGATATGCCAAGCTATTTGTTCACCGCGAACGGAACCATCGAAAACGGTGACACTATCCTCTGCTTCATGCCCATGGCCGAAGCGGAGAGACTACGTCGCGAACCAGGAAGAGTTTCCTCGGAGCGCGTCAAAGATTTGCCCATGGAACAATGGAAGAATAAGGGAGAAGCCTCACCTTATTACAAGCCTACCCTTGGCCAAGAGGAAAAGGATGGCGAAGTGCTATCAGCTGGTATTCAACCAGACATTCAACCTATAACCGAATAAGGAGTTAACAATGGCTAATACACAAGGAATCAATTACGGGGCACGCCCCATAACTGAGCCTGGTATGCCTCCAAAGCTCATGTATTTGAGAGCTAATACCGCCCAAGCCATCTACCGTGGACAATTCGTAGCGATCAATAACTCAGGTCAGGTCGCTATCATTGCTCCTGGGGATAACCTCGCTTCTATTGGTATTGCTTGGCAGTTCTTGGACTCAACCGCATCGGGCCTTCCGTCAGGCATGACCTCTCTATCCCAAGGTGCTTTTCTTCCAGCTTCAACTGATGCTGTGGTCGCATTTACATACGATCCTCAACAGTTGTACATCATGGAAGAAATCACTGGCGGTACCGCAATCACGGCGTTAAGTGTTGGTTTGCTTGCAAACTTCACTTATACCTCTAACACTGGTAACACCGTAACTGGTTGGGCTGCTTCAGTCATCCAGAACTCGTCTGTTGCTGCTGGCACAGGTCCTCTTCTGCAACTTCTTGGCTTCCAGGATATTATCAATCAAGATGGTACTGCGAATGCTTCAGGAGCCGCAGCAAAGTGGATTGTCCGCATTGCTAACCATCAATTCAACGGAACAAAACTTAGTGTTCCTCAGGGATAAAGGAGAATAATCATGAATCGCTCTGACTTTAATAAGAGTGTGGTTCCTGGCTTGTTCGACTTTATGTCCTCAAGCTATAAGCCACGCTCAGAAGAAAAAGTAAGTTACCAACTTCTCACAGGAGGCGCACCGCGTGAATCACGCCGCGCTTACGAAGAGAATGCTTATTGGGGTGCATTGGGACTTCTTCCGGCTAAACCCGAAGGAACCCCGATTGACTACGACAATCCAGTCCAAGGTCCAACAAAACGCTGGACCCATAAGACCTACGGTCTTGGCGTCAGGATTACCGAAGAGTTGATCGAAGACTGCTTGTATCCCGAAGTTCCGACCGAGATGAAACAGTTGACCTCCGAGCTTGGTAAGTCTGCTCGTGAGACTCTGGAAATCTTGATCTGGGATCTCGTGAACAACGGAACTGCATCAACGAATCACACTGACGGTCTAGGCAATTCCGTGTTCTCCACAGGTAAAACATTACTTCGTGGCGGCACATGGAGCAACTTGCTTTCGCCCGCTTCAGACTTATCGGCTACATCGCTACAGGCTTCTCTCGATACTTTCGAGAACACCCGTGACGATGCAGGTAAAATTCAGATCATCAAAGCCTCGAAGATCTTCGTGAATCCGTCTAACGCATGGAAAGCGAAAGAGCTTCTGAACTCTGGCTACGATCCTGAATCCGGCAACAACTCCATCAACGCCATCAAAGAACGGAACCTAACCCTTATCTCGTCTGCTTTCATGACGGATACGGATGCTTTCCTTCTCTGGGCTGAACCCGCAAACGAAGGTCAGGGATTCATCGCTTATATGCGTCGTCCTGTCACGTTTGCTCAAGATGGTGATTTCAACACGGGCGATGCTCTCTTCAAGAGCACCTTCCGTTTCAGTGTCGAAGTTAACAAGCCGAATAACGTCTTCTTTTCGGCTGGCGCGTAATTAACAACGGTAGAGCTATAGATAGAAAACTATCTTACGGTTTCGGGCGGCCTTAAAAAGCCGACCCGATTCCGTTACCAACAAGGAGAATTAAAATGGGTGGACCTTTTAGACAACCTTACGGCTCAGCCTTCGGGTTTGCCAATCACTTCAAATATACAAATGGACCTGTAGTTTCAGGTACTGCTGGTCTATTCACTTCTGGCGACACAACTCCTGATGTGACTCTTGGTGACTTCTTCATTGCCAATAACACATCGGCCACGGTTATTAGCTACTTTGATCTACAGAATTATGGATACAAGGAAGCCGATTACTCTGGTAAATTTATCACCGTAATGATTGTGGATAATGGTTCAACCAGTTTCGCGAACGCTGGTCAGATGTATCTTACGAACACTGGCGCGGCGACGATTGGTACTCAACCATCATTCTACAGATTTGTCCAATTTAACTCTGCTTGGTATGAGATTGGATCATCTAAGATTAATAGAGCAACTGTTCAGAATCTTACAGTTGGTTCTGCGGCTTCTATTAATGCAGATGGTACTAGCTTTGTTACGATCACAGGTACTGCCGCTACTAGCTACCTAGTATCATTCTCAGGTGGTTATATCGGTCAGACAATCGTGGTGAATGCGGTTGGTACAGGTGGCGTTAACCACTATGTAACAGACAATGGAAACATCGCCATTGCTGGAACTGGTGATTATGCTCTTAACGTATCTGGTACCTACCAGTTCACTAAGATCAGTGCTACCAGATGGTCTATGTTACACATCGGTACAACGGGTATAGCGAACGTCTAGTAGAACATGTCTGAACGTAGCATCCGTAAGGGTGATCGATTCAGGTGGTGGAATTCGGAGAGGTCAGGGTTTCAGTTTGGCTTTGAGCCCCTGACTTCTCCCCCCAACGCTTACAGTCGAGAATCCGGTCGCCCAGTCCGCGACAACGGCGTTCAGGTTTCCCCTGATGAATATGATCAACCACCGCCCTCTACCAAGCCTCTAGGCGGCGAAGGAGAGATCGGAACAGGTGCTCGTCAGAACTCTACTGATGTCTATGACGTAGGAACCACGATACCAGTCTACTATCTCACAGCCTCAACCAAAGTTCCTTGGACTACAGAGAACTATCCAACTCTTATCTCAGGTTCAAATTCTGACGTTACTCTAAACTCAAATCCTATTAACCCAGGAATCCAAGGCACCTACATCTCAATTCAGGGTGTAGGCTCATCCGTAACCATAAACTCTGGAAACGGAATCACATTCGACTTTATTAACAAGCCTAGAATAGTAATAGCTTCAGGCGGCATCGCAACACTTATCTACAATGCCACGGATTCTACCTGGCATGTGACTTCATTTAATCCAACAGGAGGATTTTAGCGTGGCGAACAGACTCGTAGGAAATGTACTAATTATTGACTCAGCACAAGGAACATCACTCTCAACATCTACTTTTCCAGCAAGCGGTGCAGAGATGGTATCCATCTTCTTCTACGCTACAGACACGACTGGGGAGCTAAGATTGACCGACGGAGCAAGCACAGCAAACACGATCGTGCACATCCGTTCTAATCAGGGCCAGCCATATAACTTCCCTTATTACTTGAATGGGTTTAGGATGCAGAACCCTCCTATCCCAGTAACCGTAACAGCAGGAACAGCGTTTCTTTACTTTAGATAACCATGCCTGATTATCCGACACATGTGGCGGCTATTTTAAGCAGAGGAGGTCCCACTGCCCCATTTGTTCCAACTGACATAGCTGGTCTTGCTGGATGGTGGGATGCTTCTGTAGGCTCATCTATTATCTCTGATGGTGCTAGGCAGTTTACGATTGCAAGCTCTGAGTATTTTCAGTTAACAACTCCAGGTAGTCTAAGTCCTGGTGATACTGATTTCACTTTCGTTGGGTGGGTATATCTTGATGATATAACAACTGGTCTTATTCAAACTCTTGCAGGTGTTTGGGACCCAACAGGGGCTGAAAGAGCTTGGACAATGCGATATTCAACATCCCCTGCAGATACTTGGCAATTTGCAGTTAGTAA